CTATAAACGTGACAGCGCCGAATACTACGAGCTATTAAAGTCAGCATTTATTGCTATTTGTGATAATAGGAAATTTAAAAAGGCTCTGCTCGATACCGGGGATAAAATGCTGCTCCATCCCATCGGCGGAAAAGTAAAGTCCAGAACAATCCTCACCGCTAATGAATTTTGTAACATCTTAGAAGAAATTAGAGAGAAATTAAAAACAAGTTTTTAGTAACTTAATAATTTTATTTCTGTATTTATTAAAATAATGCTTGACATTTTAAATTTATTATGGTATAGTCGCGACATAATAAAAAGAATGTAAGAAAAACAATGGCGACGAACGATAAAAATTTACAGGTGGTTACAGCGGTGGGACAAGAATCTGTCCAATGTCACCCTGAATACCAATATTGGGCTTACTCGTGGGAAGTACTCCGCGATACCATTATTGGTGAAATCGCGGTAAAATCCAAAGGTTCCAAGTATCTGAGACAAATGGAAGCTCAGAATAATGATGAGTATTCTGCGTTCTTGGACAGAGCATATTTCTACAATATGACCCAGCGCACCGTTGCTGGCCTATGTGGCACAATCTTCCGTCGCGAACCTAAAGTAAAAAATCTCCCAAAGCAATTTGATAAAGGTATTAAATCCATAGCGAAAGATGGCTCTGGATTAAATACCTTTATTCGTGATACAGCTAACGAAGTTCTCTCCGTTGGAAGAACTGGCGTCCTTCTCGATATGGATAAGAATGGCCGTGGCACTCCATTCCTTGTAAATTATATTGCTGAAAATATTCTTGATTGGTCCGTGGTTGAAATTGACGGTCGTTACGTACTCAAAGAAGTTCTTCTCCGTGAAATTGAAGAAGATCGTGACAGTTTCCCGGTTCAACTCAGAACCTCCTCACTCCGTTATAAAGCCTTATATCGTAAGCTCCGTCTAGACGATGACGGCGTTTATCGCCAATACGTTTACCGCACCAAATTTTTTAACATGTCGATGGTGACGGATGAAGAGCCTGAAGTTATTGAACCTACGCGTCTCGGCGTCCCATTTAATTTCATTCCATTCGTCTTCTTCGGCCCTTACTCAAATAACCCCCAAGTCGAGAAGCCTCCCGTAATCGACATTGCTTTGATGAATCTTTCACACTATCAAAGCGTAGCTCAATTAGAGCATGGACGTTTTTATACCGCCATTCCGATTTACCACGTACAAGTTAAAAATCAAAATGATAAGGGTGGCGATTATGTCGTCGGCCCTAATGTCGTTTGGGAGTACGAGGGCGACAAGGCCCCCGGCATCGCTGAATATAATGGTCAAGGGCTTATCTTCCTTGAACGCGCATTGGAAGAAAAAGAGGCCAACATTTCTGCCATGGGGGGAAGAATGCTTGGCACTAAATCAACCGCTGTTGCTGAATCTGATAACCTTGTTAAAGTTAAAGAGAAGAACGAAATGTCTCTTCTCCTTAATCTTACAAACAGCCTCAATGAAGGCTTCACCAAACTAATCACTTGGTGGCTGTACTGGCAGAACGAAAATCTCGACACCATCGATGCTCAGGTAGAAGTCAACCGTGACTTCCTATTCGCACAGATCGATGCTCGTGAGTTTAGGGCCTTCACTATGATGTACCAAGAGAATATCATTCCAATTGATGTTCTTTTTGATATTCTTCAAAAAACAGATGTCATGCCTGATAGCATCACTGTTGAAGAATTTAAAGCTATGCTCGAAAATCCAGACCAATTCCCGAACAATCCAGACTTCGAAGCTCGACGTGAAGGGTATCCCGACGCGAAGACTAAGGTTGAGATTGAAGGGGCGGATAGGGATAGAACAGCGGCACAAAATCAACTTAAAATGACACAGAGCTTCCAAGCTCAAGAAAATAAGCTCAATAGAAATGTCAAGAAAACAAAACAACTTTGATAACGACTTCGAAGACGTGGAAAACGTCAATGACTTACTCAAAGAATTCGAATTAGATTTACCCGATGAAGATGATGCTTTCTTTGATATTGAGCTAGAATCTTTAGAAGAATACTTAGGTAAAGTCAAGAAAAAGCCAAATAAAAATGGATCAAATTAAAATAACTTGACTTTTTTAATTTTTTAATGTATAATACAAAACATAATGATAGGAAATTAACTTTGAAACAGTCTGGTATAGCCGCTGTTGAAACTAACCCTGAAACTGACGAATCCTACATCGTGGTACGAGTAGGACCATTTAAAGATCGCAGGGCGGCTCAACGCAAACTTACTGAATTAGTAAATACTCCTGATCAAGCCTAAAAATCCAGTTCCTAGGTGGAACTGGTGGGAAACTACAGAGTAGGCCCTTTATTTTAAATACTTAATACATCGGAGATGTACGCATGGCAGAAATTTTTTTCGATACGATTGAACAGCTTCCAGAGGAACTTCAATCAGAAGCAAAGAAGAACGCAGACGGTAAGATTGTAATTAACCTAGTACCTAAAGCTCGTGTAGATGAATTTAGAGAAAAGAACATTGCACTTTCTAAGGACAATGAAACCTTTACCGCCCGCATCGCCAAATTCTCTAAGTTTGTTGGAGAAGATGAAGACAAGTTTATTGACGAACTAAGTGATCTTCGCAAGACGAAGCAGCTAGTTGAAGATGGTAAGCTTTCTGAGTCGGGCAAGATCGAAGAAATCCTAGCCGAACGTACAAAGAAGATGCGTGAAAACCACGAAGAAGAGCTTCGCCGCCTAGCGACTGATGCCTCAGAGTGGAAGAAGAATTTCGGTGATGTTACGGAACAGCTTAAGGGCGTTCAAGTCGATAACTACATCCGTTCAGCAATTCACGATCCTAAGTCAGGAGCGCGTCCCGAAGCTGAATCACATATTCTTCTAGAAGCGAAGAAAGTCTTTAAAATAGACGGCGATAAGATCATCCCGAAGAATGGTGATTCTACGATTTACGGTGCAGACGGTGCAAGCCCAATGTCTCCTATTGAGTGGATGAAGCAGCTTCAGAAACAGATGCCTTACCTGTTTAGAGAATCCAACGGTGGCGGTGCTAACGGCGGTCAACTTACTGGCTACGGAAATATGACTAAGGACGATTTGATGAAGCTTTCTCCTCAACAGAGGCTTGAGCTTGCTAATAAAGCGGCCTTTAAAAAGTAAGTAATTACTTTAACATAAAACCTCTTAGCTAGGTAATTTGAAAAACAAAACTCCTCGGTATGGCTGTGTCGGGGAAAATCTTTAGGGAAGTTCCCCAAGTTTAACAACTACGGCCCAAAACTAATAACAAAATAAATGCCTAGCAAGGAGATTTTCCAATGGCAATGACACTTTTAGAAGCAAATAAAATCAATGACGGCGACATCAAGCGTTCTGCTATCGTAGAAATGTTTGCAATGAATGCTGACCTCCTACGTGTTCTTCCTTTTGAGAACATTCCGGGTGGTTCATATACCTACACCGAAGAGCACAAGCTTCCGGGTATTGGTTTCCGTGGCGTTAACGACGGCTACTCAGAATCAGTCGGCGTTCTAAACCCACGCACTGAAGCCCTCCGTATCGCTGGTGGCGACCTTGATGTCGATAAGTTCCTTATCGCTACTCGTGGTCAGGAAGTTCGTTCCGAGCACGAAGCAATGAAAGTTAAGTCCCTTTCACTTTCGATCATGAACAAGATGATCAACGGTGACTCTGAACTTAACACTGAGCTTGAGTTCGACGGCCTTCGTAAGCGTATCACTGGTGATCAGCTAGTTGCCGCTAACCTAACCGCTCCTTCAGCTAACTCACCGCTTTCACTTGAAGCTATTGACGAAGCTATTGACCGCGTAGACGCTCCTACTCACCTTCTAATGTCCAAGTCAATGCGTAACAAGCTTTCAACAGCTGTTCGTGCTGGTATCGGTGGTGACATCGTGTTTGACATCGATGAGTTTGGTCAGCGCGTTGCTTACTACAACGGCCTCCCAATCCTTATCGCTGATTACGATGAAACTGGTACACGCATGATTGGCTTCAACGAAGCTGGTCCGGGTGGTGGTTCAACCGCTAGCTCAATCTACGTACTTTCAATCGGTCCCGGTAAGATCAAGGGTATCCAGAACGGCTTCATTGACGTTCGCGATATTGGCGAACTTGACACGAAGCCAGTCTTCCGCACACGCGTTGAATGGTATGTCGGTATGGTCGTTGAACATGGTCGCGCCGCGTCCCGTGTTTGGGGTATCACAAACGCTAACGTAACTCTCTAATATCAACTAGAGACTAAGGTGTCAATAAGGATTTAAGTCCTTATTGACACTAACAAAAGAAAACCATTTAGGAGAATTAAAATGGCTAATATGAATTCTAAAGTTAAGTTTACAGTTGATAAAGACCCTTCTGTAACCCTTCGTGCCTCTTCTGCGGCTCAAATCACTGCAACAGCTTCTGAAACAGGTATTTCCCTTAATCCGGGTACTGCTTATTGGAACATTGGAAATATTCCACTTCAGCCGTTCGCTGTTAACGTCTTAGTTAAGACGATTGACCGCACCACGGGCGACGAAACCTACACCATAACTGTAGAAGTGGCGACAACCCTTGGAGGTTCTTATACTGTTGTTGGTACGCTTGCTGCTCTTACTACAGCTGGTGTTTACACTCTTATTCTAGATATGGATCGTGTACTCAAGCAGGTTCCTTCTGCCGCATTCATCCGCATCACAGCGACACTCGGCGGTACTACCCCGATCCTCGACTACGACGCTTATCTCGCTCCAGTCGTCGGCGCTTAATAATTCCTACGTCCTCTTCCTGAATAATTCAGGAAGAGGACAGGAATGCCATCCCCCGATGAAAGAGATTTAAATGTCTGAATTAGTCAAAGTATATTCCCCCACTGGCGAAGTATTTGAGAACTCACCTGTTAATGCTCGTGATCTCGTAGTTCATGCCGGATGGAGTTACGATGTTGCTGTAGTAGCGGTAATCGTACCTGAAGTTAAAGTCACTGAGACTGTTTCTGAACCCGAGCCTGAACCTGTAGAAGAAAAGGCAATCGAAGTTGAAAAAGTCAGTGAAGTCATCGAAGTTGAAGAAGTGGCTAAAGAAGAAGTCGAAGAAGTAAAAACTTCTGTTTCTCGTGGTCGTCCTTCCAAGAAATAATTAAAAACAAAATATATTTTACCACCAACTAAAATGTGGTGAACAACTCAGAGCCACACTCAAAATGTGGCTCTTTTTATTAAAGGGGATGGTTTACCATGAACGACGACGATCACGATATCTTCAAAGATGAAGAATTGATTACAGTTAAAATGCGTGTCAAAGATTATCGTCGTATGATGACTATGATTGAGCGCGACGAAAGCATGACGGTTGTTGGCCGTTATGTCAAAACAATTCTATTAAGCGCAGCGGCTGTATTAACAGCTTGGCTCTTCCTATGGAATTTTTTAACAGATAAAATAACTGGACAATAATTAATGAATACATAATTAGCTTTACCCTCGGCACGATATAAATCCAATAATCCTCCTTAAAGGTAAACACATAGTGACACAAAACTCTTCTGTTCAACTAACCAAATCTGAAAAACGTAATGTTAGGAAAAATGCCAAAGAAATTCGAACAGAACATAAAATTAAAAGACCTCTAGTAGCTAAGACAGAAACACAGAAATTTTATTTAGAGTGCCTTAATACTGAAACGCAGATTTTCGCCATTGGTGGCGCAGGCACAGGTAAAACATATATCGCGTCTCGCTTTGCAATTAGAAAACTTGTTGAAGGACGGTACGAAAAATTAATTATTGCAAGACCGACTGTGGCTAAGAAACGTCACGAATTGGGTTTCCTACCCGGAAATCTAGAAGCTAAACTAAAGCCTTGGCTCGTGCCTATCCTTTCTTCTTTCGCGGATGAAGTGTC